ACAGCTCCGGTGCGGCAGGTAACATTTTTCAATTACTTCTTGTTAAAGCGGTTCGGTGCAGTGCGCTTGCCATCAAAGCCGGACTTCGGCATCGGCTTTGCAGTGTGCTCAAGCTTGGGCGCGCTGTAGTACATATACAGCTGGCAGGGGATCATGCCGTTGTACATCTTGCGGCGCTTGTTGGCACGCTTGCCGTAATGGGTCTCAAAATCCATATCGGCAGTGATCGCATACACGCCTGCACAGGGGTGTGCTTCCATCTGCCGGCCCAGCGTGCGGGCCAGCTTTGCAGCACCTTCAATGGTGCTCATGCGCTCGCCATACGGGGGATTCGTCAGCACGATGGCCTCCTGCTTCGCGGCAAAGTCGGCCACATCAGCCACTTCAAAGTGGCAGCGCTTTTCCACACCGGCCAGCTTTGCATTGGCGTTGGCCAGAGCCACAGCGGCAGGGTCGATATCATAGCCAAAGGCTTCAAAGCCCACATCCAGCTTGGCCTCGGCCAGTGCCTTCTGACGCTGCTCGGCCCAGATGGCTGCCGGCACAAAGCCATAGCGCTCGGCGGCAAAGCGGCGCTTCAGGCCGGGGGCAATGTTCATGGCTTTCTGAGCAGCTTCGATCAGCAGCGTGCCGCTGCCGCAGAAGGGGGGGGAGACATCGCTGCGCCCGCCGGATCGATTACGACGATCGGGACGCCGACGCTCGGCTGGCAGTCTGTGACGAACCCCTCAGCGGCGACGATTGGCGTACCGGTCGAGACCGACGCAGAGCTTCGCGCGAGGCAGGCGCGCTCGACCGCGATCGCTTCAGTCTCCCTCTGGGAGGGCATTATCGGCGCGCTGCTCGATCTGCCCGGTGTCACGCGAGTCTCTGGCGTCAAAAATGACACCGACACGCCGACGCAGGGCGGCATTCCCGGCCACTCGATCGCGATGATCGTAGAGGGCGGAGACGCGCAGACGATCGGCGAGACGATCTTCCTCAAGAAGGGCGAAGGCGTCGGGACCTTCGGCGACGTGTCGATCACGTATCTCGATGCCTACGGGTTCCCGAATGCGGTCCATTTCTCACGACCGGACGTCGTGCAGGTCTACTGCACGATCACTATCACTCCCGGCGCTGGCTACCTGTCGACGGTCGCGGACGAGATCCAGCAGAGAGTCGCCGACTACGTCAACTCCCTCGACATCGGCGTCTCGGTCAACATCGGCCGCGTCTTGGCGTCGGCCATCAAGGACTGCACGACGGGCGTCGATACGCGCTTCGACGTGACCGGCATCACGCTCGGAACCACGAGCGGCGCCCAGTCGGCCGCGTCCGTACCGATCGCGTGGGATGAAACGGCGCTGTGCTCGGCGGCAAATGTGTCTGTGGAGCTTGCTGATGAGTGAGAACGACTACACCGCGCTGATCGCGGGCTATCACGTAGACAAGCCGCTTTTTACTGAGTGGATCTACGCGCTTACCCAGCCGCTGCAGGTCGCGAGAGACAGACTCGCGCAGATGCAGCAGGACTTCGACGTCGATACTGCAGTAGGCGCGCAGCTAGACGCTGTAGGCGCGCGCGTCGGCATGAGCCGGACGCTTCCCGTCACGCTGACAGGCGTCTACTTCGCGCTCGATGACGTGGGCGGCATCGGTCTCGATCTGGGCGTTTGGAAAGGACAGTACGACCCCGACGACGGTCTGGTGACGATGGGCGACGGCACATACAGAGCGGCCATAAAAGCCAAGATCGCCGCAAACAACTGGGACGGGACGATGGGGTCTTTACCGGCTTTCTTCGACGCCATCTTCTCGGCATTCGGCGTCGACGGAAAAGTCATCGACCTTCGCGACTATCAGACGATGATGGTCGCGATCAATCTCACGAAATCGACGACGCCGCCGATCGTCTGGGAGCTGATCTCCCGCCGCATCATCGATATCGTCGCGGCCGGCGTCGGTTTGATCATCACAGATAACGTCCCGTGGTTTGGTTTCGACTACGAGACAGCCAGCGTCCAGGGGTTGGACGAGGGCTCATGGTTTCCTTTTGAGGGGGGATAAATGGCCTGCTGTTCTACCACGCCTCGATACACCTTTTGCATCAATCAAGGCGCCGATTTATCGGTGCCCATTGTTTTGACTGACTCGACCGGCGCGCTCGTCAATCTCTCTGGCTACAGCGCCTCGATGCAGATCCGGACGAACGTCAACAGCTCGGCAGCTATCGACACGCTGACGACTGAAAACGGCCGAATCACCCTAGACCCGACCGCCGGAAAGCTCACGCTGATCTTCTCGAACGCCATCACCGAGACCTACCCGGCTCAGAAGGTCGTCTACGACATCGAGATCACGTCCGCGGGCGGCCAGATCACACGCATCCTCGAGGGAACTATCAGCGTAAGCGCGGAGGTGACCCGTGTCACAAGCACCACAAAAAACGCTTGAACCCGTCACGGTCTGCATCCAGCCGCCGCCCGTCATTCAGCTGACAGTTTCAGAGCCGAAGGTCTTGCCGGTCGTCACGATCCAGATTCCCGGCATACAGGGGCCAGCGGCCGCGGATCAGCCGCTCGACATTGATCCACTTACTACCTATCTCACTGCTAGAGGAGCTTTCCCAAATGGCGACAACGCTCAGCATCCAGATTAGCGCCCTTGCGACGCAGGTCGGGACCGACATAAAGGCATTCATCGCAAACGTTGGCGATTTATCGCAGCTCACGACGACGCAAAAAGCGAGTCTGGTCGTCGCTCTGAACGAACTGAACGCGACCCTGCAAAAAGTGCAGGATTCTCTCGGCGCTCAGATCAATGACTCGGCCACGTCGTTGACGACGACATGGTCAAGCACGAAGATCATGCAGCAGATCTCCGCGTCGATTAGCGGCCTTGTCGACGGCGCGCCGGACACGCTCGACACACTGAAAGAGCTTGCCTCAGCTATCGAGAGCAACGGCGATGCGATCAGTGCTTTGCAGACGATCGCAGCTGGTCACGTCAAGTACGACGCGGCGCAGAGCCTCACGAGCGAGCAGCAGGCGCAAGCCCGTACGAACATCGGCGCCGCCTCTGGCGCGGACGTGACGGCGCTCAAGGGTACGGTGACCGCCCTGCAGGGCACGGTGTCCGAGAACACGACGGACATCAGCCAAAACACCTCGGCAATCGGCACACTGACGAGCCTGAACACCTCCGCGAAGACGAACCTCGTCGCCGCGATCAATGAGGCCAATACGAACGCGACAAACGCGAAGACGGCCGCGTCTCAGGCATCTCAGGCGGCATCTGGGGCCCAGAACTCAGCGAATGCCGCGCAGACAACGGCGACGAATGCGCAAAGCGCAGTAAACGCCCTCTCTCAGAACGTTGGCGACACGCAGGCGGACTTTGTCGCCATCTACACGGCGGCTCGAGACGGCACGGCGTCTTCGTTCTAGGAGTAAGCGATGGCAACGGCGAATCTGAGCGCAAACGTTGCCGCGCTGGCAAGGTATATCGCGCAAGACCAAATAGCGCAGGACATCGAGTTCAATCAGAAACTGCAAGCCATCACTCAAGCGACAAATCAAATGCTAACGCTTGAAGCGAAGGTCTCCGAATTGATCAAAAAAGGATGGTATCAGTCGGAGGTTTCTGATTTGACTTTCGATGGAACTCGAAGCGGGAATGCCGACGCTTTTACAGCCCGCTTAAATGCCCTTGAGCAAAAAGTGGCGGAGCTTCAGCAAAAAGCGTGGACACAAGAGGCTTTAACTTTAACGGATTAAAAAATGTCGACTAATCAGCTTTTGCCTTTTGCAAATGGCACGACGCCGAACGTCCTCGACTATGCGTCGTGGAACGCCTTAGCGGCTCGTCAGACTGGCTTCCAGAGCGGCATCGCGAGCAGCCAGCAATTCAACTACATCCTCGCGCAGGGCGGCGCAGCGGGCTATACGATCGGCCAGCTCGTCGCTGACTACGCACATCAGGATGCGACACTAAATGCCACGACGCTCTATACCGCTTTTAAGCAGGCTCTGGCGGCCTTCGTTCCTCAGGCTGTCGCCGACAATGCCATCAATGGCTCGAAGCTCTCCACCGGGACGGTGACGGGGGCAAAGCTCGCGGCGAACTCAGTTGACGCCTCCAAGATCGTCAACGGCAGTGTCGGTACGGCTGAAATCGGCGACAACGCCATCACGTTTGGCAAGATGAACGTCTCCGCTATCGCCACGGATGGGGAGGCCTCCGCCGGCACTGCCACCAACAAGCTCATGACGCCGAAGGGCGTCGCCGCCGCCATCACCCAACTGTCGCCGGCGTGTCCCACCGGGATGATTGCCTTTTTCGCCCTGAAAAACATCCCGGATGGGTGGTTGCTCTGCAACGGCGCGAATGTGAGCCGAACCGACTACGCGGCCCTTTTCGCAGCTATCGGTACGATCTACGGTACCGGCGACGGGGTGACAACCTTTGGCCTGCCGAATATGGGCGGTCGCTTCCTCGAAGGCACAACGTACACTGGTTCTGTCGGCACTTACCACTCAGCTGGGTTACCGAATATCACGGGCAAGTTTGGCGCTTCCAAGGCCGATAGTCAGGTTATTTCAGGTGCGTTTTCAAACACCGGCTACCTGACCGGGGCTGATGGCAAGCAAAGCTCAGCGGTTCAATTTTCTTTTACTGCTTCGTCGTCTGATTCGACGTTTGGACGATCTTCGGGTGTTCAGCCTCCAGCGATAGCATTGCTTCCATGCATTAAATCTTGATGCACGCGAGTAACGCTATGCTCGGCGGCTGAACAGTAGACGCCGCGCCGTACACTGCCGAAGAACGCGAAGAATTCAGCGTCACGCGTCCTCCGTCCCAAGCGCCACCTTGATTAGATTTCAAGCCTATGCGTTCTTCCCCAGTAAATGCTCCAGTGCATTGCATCCCTGAAGTATTACCGTGCTCAGTAAATGTTCCGCTGATATTCGGCGCCGAATATAACGGGTCAAATCAATAAATTACCTACGCCTTGGGACGGCTTACTTTATGAACAAAATGGGGCGCTCAAGCCCGTTAATGTAGGTGATAAAGCTTATGCCGGTCATAACAATGGTTCAAATTTCCGTTTGGAATTAGACGCTTCTGGTGCTAACGAAATCTTCGGCAACAGTACAACCGTTCAACCTCCATCGATGGCGCTACTCCCCTGTATCAAATTTTGATACAAGGTATCAGGGCAATGCTTGGTGGTTGAACGCCTGAAGAAGAGCCGAAAACTGAGGAAGATCTAGACGCCACTAAGTACACATAAGTGCCGTTTGCGGCACCGCCCCCTGGTGCTTGTGTAGTCCCCTCTCTATATAAAGCGCCGGCATCTGCGATGCTGCCCCACCCATTAGCGACATTGACGTTACCCCTGATATTCGGTCATCAAAAGCACGTTTCTAGACCTGCGTTTTATAGCTGTAGAACATAGGGCTAGGCACATGCTTCTCGATCGATTAGATCGGCTCTAGTGCTTTGCAGGATCAAGGATCTCGTCGACTAGACAGGCTTTTCGGGCACAGTCCTCGATGAAAGCGCTCCAACGCGTCATTACAGGCGTCCTTGCGGCCAAGTAGTCACTGCGCTGATATGCGCGCGATACGGCTGTTCCTGAGACGTGCGAAAGGCACGCTTCTGCGACCTCAAAGGGCGTTTCGTGGTCAGCGAGCCATGAACGCGCGATTGAGCGCAGACCGTGCGCTACAAGCTTTCCGGAAAGGTCTGTTGAGTGCAGATGCTTCGCTAGAGCTTGCGCGCTGACGTGCTTACCAGTCTGCTTGGCTGCAAAGATGAAATCTGAGCGCGGGTGCGGAGAGAGCCTCTGTTCTGCGTTAATGAGCGTTTGCATGAAAGCCGTGATCGGCACGCGATGAGCGCGACCTTTTTTCATCTCGACAGCTGGGATCGTGAGCACGTCCGCCTCGATCCACGACTTGCGAAGCTTTGCGTTTTCGCCTGGTCGAAGCATCGAGCAGAGTGAGAAAAGAAAGAGCACGCTCATGCGTGCGGGAGCGTCCTTCATCGTCTCCATGACGAGCGGGAGTTCGCGCCACGGCGGTGCCGGCATAGGTTTAACGATGGGCGCCGCAAAGACGCGGCTTACTCGATCGATAGGGTTGTGCTGGATGTATCCGGCGCAGACAGCTAAATCCATGATCTCTCGCGTTCGCATTAGAACCCGCTTGAGTGTGGCTTGATGGCCTTCGGCTTCGATGTGCCGGACGGTGGCAATGACAAGAGGAGCGGTGATCTCATCGAGCTGACGGCGACCGAGGGGGGAGATGACATAACGCTCAAGGCGGCGCTTTTCGTCCATGTAGGAGGTGATTCTGCCGCGCTTGAGATTGCACCACAGGCGGAAGGCGTCTGAAAGGACGTATCCACGGGGCGGCTCCTGCCCCAACTCCTTCCGCTTTCTGCGGGCCAGTTGCCGGGCCTGCATCAGAGAGACCTCGGGCCATCGTCCGAGGCTCAGATCAGTAACCCTGCCTCCGTAGGAAATGCGGAGACACCAACTTTTGACCCCCGAGGGGTGAACCCGAAGGGTGAGGCCGTGGCCATCGGTCACGGTGTATCGCTTTTCACGCGGTCGCAAGGCCGCAATTTTTCTTGTAGAGAGGTTTTTCGACATGAAGCCCAATGAGATCAAAGAAATCCCGCACGTCGATGAGGACGGCTACTTTGATGGCATGGTGGCCTGCATGGCCGACGCGAAGGGCTCGCTGATGCTCGGCGCGGACTGCTATGACATCGCCGCCCCCGAAGACGATGGGAAGCACTTTTTCAAGCTGTCTGCCGACAAAAATGGCTGGGTGGCGGAAGCTATTCCGCAAACAGTCGAGGAATGCGTCGGCATCGTGCTCGATCATCACAAACAGACGGAAAGAATTCACAAACTCCGCACGGCTTTCGATGAGCTCACGAAGAACTCGACGACCTATCGCTTGGTCCAAGACCCGGAAACGAATGCCCGCTCGATCGAAAAGATTCCGGAACAGACTGTTGAGGAAGCGCGCTCCGAGAAGATGCGGGCCCTCGACTCTGCCTTTACGTCTTGGTATGAGGACGGCGCGACACTAAAGTCTTCTCTGGGCTTCGAAGCCGACTCGGACTCCCGCGCCATGCAGGACGTGAACGGCCTAGTCACGGCGGCGGAATCTTCGGCCGCCTTCGTGGACACGGAGAGCGGGGGCGGTCTGATCTTCATGGACGCCAACAACGTTGGGCATCAAGTCAGTCTTGACCAACTCAAGGCTCTGCAGCTCGAAATTATTCAGGCCGGACAGGCAGCCTATCAGGAAAAATGGAAGCTGCGCGACGCGATTGAAAAGGCGAAGACGAAAGAGGAGCTGGGAAAGATCGTCATCGCCTTCCATCCGGTTGACTTCTCTACGAAGTGATGCGGCGCTATCTGAAGCAGGTGCTCATCGCCTTTGATCAGCTCATCAACGCTCTCCTGGGCGGGTGGGCTGATGAGAGCCTCTCTGCGCACGCATGGCGACAGCACCTAGAAGGGAAACGAAATTGGCCGTATTTGCTCATCGATGCGATCTTGTTCTTCGATGGCAATCATTGCCGGACGAGCTATGAGAGTGAGCTAGAGCGGACCCAACTGCCGCCCAGCATGCGGGGCTAGGTATAATCGCCGCCAGCATGAAGCAAGGACGCGGCGCATAGCCTGTTCCTGCCTATCCACACCTACCGACGGTCGAGGCAAGGAATTCCCGGCGTATCGCCGGAGGATAGGCCCCCGCTAGGGGTGTAGAAGCGACAAAGCCCAGTGCGCTAACACCGGGCTGAGTCAATGATGCAAGGGGTGGTTATGCATGCCTTCACTCTTGCTTCGTGTCAGATTATGCCACACGACATCGTTGTGGTGACGGGCGACATCAATATTGATGGGCTCGTCATTGCCGTCATTATTGCGGCGTGGCTGATCGGCAAGAGGCGTTAAGCCGCAGGGGTCGTTCTTCTTCGGGAGTTCGGCCCCTCTTGCTATCTGTCTGCTCAGGCCCGCCAATGCGCGGGCTTTTTTTATGGGTGAATTGATGCTCTATGTGAAATGGATATGTCTGTTGCCGCTGAGCTTCGTCATGGCGGTCGTTGGGAGGCTGCTCGCGCCGATCCTGCCGTTCTTCGCGAAGTCAGACGGCTATCTGCCCTCGTGGCTTTCGTGGTTTCAGACGCCTGACAACCCTCTTGATGGCGACAAAGGCCATTGGGAGCGCTGGCCGGGTACCTCGGCGTGGGCCACCTACAGACGACGGGTTGCCTGGCTTCTCCGGAACGTCTGCTACGGCTTCGATATCTCGGTGCTCGGGCAGAAGACTAAGCCGGGAGACTGGCTCGACATGGACGGGCAGGAAGGCGTGTCCGATCAGCCTTACGGAAAGTCCGGCTACTGGCTTAAGCGCGTCTATCGCGGCGAAAAGCTGGCCTGCTGGCACCTCTATGTCATCCGGCAGTGGAGCTTACTGCCGTCGAAGTGCCTGCGCATTTCAATGGGATGGAAGCTCTTCAGCTTTGACGGCTTGAAAGAGGAGACGCATCAGCTCACCTGCTATTGCAACCCTTTAAAAACTTTCAAACAGTAAGGAGGTCGTTATGACTAAGGAAGAAGTTCTCGCCAAGCTCAAGGAGCTCGGTCTCGACGTGGGCGGCGCTACGGATGAAGTGATCGCGAAGGCACAGGCGTGGCTTGAAGATCAGAAGGCTCAGCTCGACACCGAGACGCGCCGCAAGGTGCGCGCTTTCTGGATCGGCGTCACTGCCATGGGCATTGTCCTCGGCATCGCTGCAGGCTGGTTCGGGCGCTCCATGATCGGGTGACGCCATGCACTCGCTTCTACCGGTAGGGGCGGAGGCGGCGTGGATAAAGATAGGTGCGGTATTGGGGGTGATCTGGGGGGCGACTCTTGAGAGTGTTGCCCCCTTGGTCTATTGGTATCTGGCCTTCATGGCGGCCGACCTTCTCACCGGGATATGGGCCGCCTGCCGGACCGGGACTTTCAGCTCAAAGCGCCTTAGCTTTGGGATGGCGAAGAAGGGACTTGCCTTTTTCATCATCACGCTTGCGCACGGGATCGATGTGAGCTTCTGGTTCGTGCTCCACGACATGCCACTTTTTCAAAGCGTGACGCTCTGCGCCTATGCCTGCGGCGAATTCGGCTCGATCGTCGAAAACATCGAGCGGGCGGGTTTCGGAGATGCACTGCCTCCAGTCCTCAAGAAACTTTTCTTGTCGCTTGAGAAGCGCCTTGAGAATGCCGTGGACTCCAAGCTCGATCAGATCGGGCTTGATGATGAGGAGAAAGACAAGAAGACCAAATAGCAAAAGCCGCTCGGGAGCGAACCGGGCGGCTTTTTTGTTCTTTACGAACATGAATTAGCAAGAGGATTGTACCAATGAACACAGAAGAGCGCATAGCTCGCCTGGAAGGTTTTATGAACAAGTTTGAGGAAGAACGTATTCGAAGTGAAGAGCGAACTCGCATAGAAATCGAACTTGCGGAGGCGCGACTAAAGAAGATGCGTCGCATGTGGGAGTTCTTCAAGGTAGTACTGAGCCCGATCATTGCCGCCGTTGTGACGGCAATAGTCATGCAGTACATACAAAAATGAAAATCAGAATACGCAAAAGCCGCTCGGAGGCGAACCGGGCGGCTTTTTTATAGGCAATTGTTTCGAGGGCCTATGGGAGACATTTTAAATGCTTTGAAGATCGGAGAGCTCATGACTGCAGATGATTTGACATGGCAGGCGACGGCCATCCTGGTCGTCCTCATCGCTTTCGGTGTTGCCGTCGTCGCGTGCGTCGCCGGGAAGGCCGTGAAGATTTGGCGTGATGCTCTGAAGTGAGGGACTATGACCGCTCGAGGAATTCGGAACAACAACCCGGGGAATCTCCGGCACGGGGAAGACTGGCTCGGACTTGCTCCGGTGCAGGATGATCAGAATTTCTGCACATTTACAGAAATGCACTTTGGTGTGAGGGCGCTCCTGAAAACCCTTCGCACCTACGTAGAGAAGCGAGGATGCGACACCGTGAGCAAAATCATCACCCGATGGGCTCCGGAAAATGAAAACGATACGGCCTCATATGTGCTTCATGTCGCGACGGCCTGCCGCCGTGATCCGGATGAAGGTCTGAACTTCGAGGCCGACCCGCTCCTCTATCTGAACATCGCGAAGGCGATCGCCCGACATGAGTGCGGCGTCGATGCTGAAGCGATCACGGATGATGCGTGGGAAGTGGGCCTCAAGGAGGCCGGGCTGTGACCTATCTGAAGATCGCGGGCGCACTGCTTGCGGTGCTTCTGGCTTTCGGAGGCGGCTATCGCTATGCCGCCGCGCTCTACGAAAAGGACGCGGCCGAGCTTCGGGAAGCCGAGGCCGTGGCTCGTGCCGATATGGGGAGGAAGCAATATGCGAAGATGGTTGAAGCGCTGGACGCTCTTGCCGGCCTGCGCGGTGAGCTTGCCGATGCTCGCGCTGATGCTGAGCGGGTGCGCCGGGCCGCCGAGGTACGTGAGCGAAGAGCCAGCGCCTCTGCCTGCGGTGCTGAGCGAGCCGCAGTCTCCGCGTGCGAAGGACTTCTCAGAGAAAGTGTCGGACTTCTCGCGGAGGGTCGAGGACTACTTCAGGAAACAGCCGGAGTTCACGACGCCGCAATAGGGGTGAAGTAGCTCTATACTTTTTTGGGCGGATGTTTCCTGCCGAAACAGTCCTAGCAACTGTCCTAAGTACACCAAGAAGTACACCACCGTGACAGGTGCATTTTGAAATCGGTGTGAGAGAAGCTATCTTGAATCCTCTCACCCGACCAGGATTTTGAAACCCAAACTCCCGGGGACTAGCTCTTAATCCTTTCTAGTCCCCTTTATTGGAGTCATCCCAAACAGCGCGAAGCACTCGC